AATTGCCAAGGATTGTGCTGGTAGTCGTATGGAGAGGAGATCTTTAGAAGACACTTTAAAGTTTTTGCAATGGCATTCAAAGAAACATTTTGATGGTCAATTGTCAGTACTTAAGGTTAATGAAAAAGTATATGACAAAACTAATTATTGTCTACATGGGTTACCTTTAGGTTTGCATTGTGATAAGTGTCAGGAAGAGCGGGAAACTTTTGAGAAGTTGGCATTGTATGATATATCTGAAGCTTCAGATGAAGATAGTTTACCATCCTTACTAGGATCTAGTGTTTCTTCTGATAACTCAGAGGTTCTAGTAAGTAAAGATGATGATATATCACTTGCTAACTCATATGATACAGCGGTGGAAGATGATTTTGTTCACCATGAATATGAATACATTGAGGAGAGCATCAATGAAGAAGTTTTAGAAGGTGAACAGTATGCCTCTGATATTAGTTCTGCTTCCGATAGTATATATTCAAGTCAAGGTTTGTATGATAATTCTTTTGACTATATGCAATTTTCGTTACGCTGCCAATCGGGAGTTGACAAACGTATTGTATATTGTAAAAAGCTAATGGATTTGCTAGGAGATATGCGCATTAAAAATATGGATATTACATTTTTACAGACGTCATTGCTAATACATAATGTTAAGAAATTGAGTATAGAGGTTAAGAACTTGATGAGTAATTGGTTTACAGGGTTTGTTAGTGATATTGTGTTGTATATTACTGATAGGTTATTCATTTATATAGAAGATTTTATAACTAATCCTTTAGACTTTATACCTGTGTTTTTAGAAGATACAGCTTTGGCCTGTTATGCGTATGGTAAGCATCCATTAATACGATTTGGAATGGCTTTGGATTATGTTAATTATTTATATAATTATAAGTTGCTAAATGTGGGTGTAGCTCATGATAGTCATAGTCTGGACTATGGCATTACTACATTTATGTATAACAACTTTGTTAGGACTCCTACGAAAGCAGAAAAGAAAGAGGAAGAAAGATGGGAGCCTATGTCTCTTTCTAAGTTTTCCACAAAAATATTAAGAAATATCACTCGCTATGAAAAATGTAGGAAAATTTCAGAACCTGACTTAGTAAGGGATGTGTTATTACCTATTGGGTTGTCATATACTACTATTAGTATGTTTATACCAATGTTGGTTGATCAATTTTCAACATTGTATTGTGAGATACAAGTGGGATATGATATGAGTGTTGAGGAGGTCAAACAATCAGATAACGCGACTAAACAAGAGTGGTATAAAAATAAGCAGGAAGTATTTTTAAATAAAGCAAGTGTTACAAGTAATCGTTCGCCTACTGAATTAGAAAATGTATTGAGTAAAAATATGTTTTTTGTTAGGAATACTTGTTCGAAAAAGATAGTTTCTGCTTTGTCCTTTGCAAATCAATATGTGATATTACCGTATCATTTCGTATATGAGTCAATAGGAAATATACTTCAGTTTGTTAAGACTGAAATACCATCCTATGAAAATTGCGGTAACGCTATTATTGAAGTGCAATTGCTATCTGACAATATTTATC